GCCAGATCTTCTCCGCGAAAGGCGCGGAGAGAGCTAATCAAGAAAATCGAAACTCCGCTGATCGTTCAATGGAGTTCGAAATGGCCGAAGCAGAAAAAAATAGAGTATTCTCTGCTGATCAGGCCAAACGTCAAATGGACTTCCAGCAATATAACTCCGACACCATGCACCAGCGCGAGGTCAAAGACCTGGTCGCCGCTGGCCTCAATCCCGTTCTCTCTGCCAATGCCGGGGCGTCCACTCCTGGCGGCGCCGCCGGATCCGGCTTTATGGCCGGAGGCCGTACCTCAACCTACGAGAACGAAAATGCGGGTTATGAGGGAACAGCGGCCACATCTGCTAAAAGTGCGATGGAGATGATGACCGCAAAGGCTTCCATCGCAAATATCACGGCTAATACCGCAAAAACCATAGCTGAGACCAAGCCCAAAGCCACGATCGCAAAGGCGATCGATCTCATGGGCGACTTTGTCGCAAACTCAGCCCGTTGGCTGGGAACTAAAACCGCAAGCTGGGGTTAAAAAAGGAGTCACCATGTCATTCAAACGTGATGTAACAAAATCGCAAAAATCTGCACCTCGTCGCGCCTCATCTGGATCCAAGCGTTCGTTCACGCGAACCGCTCAGAAAACCCATCCCGCAAATCTCGAGACCGCGAACTTCACCCGTCGTACAGGCACAAGATTGTAAAAAAATGTGCCATGTTATCATCCTGTTGATGCTTTTAGATCTTTACATCAGAAAAACCCGGAAACGGGTAAACCGCTAGTAACTCACAATCCAAAGTTCCCATCACAATGGGAACCATTTAAGCGACCCTGCGGCCAATGCCGCGGCTGTCGCCATGCTCACGCTAAAGAGTGGGCCTGTCGCTGTGTTCACGAGGCCCAGCTCTACGACTCAAATTGTCTCGTGACTCTCACTTACCAGGATAAATATCTCCCCGCCGGGGGATCTCTCCAAAAAGAAGATGTAAAAAAATTCATGAAGCGTCTCCGAAAACGCTTCGTTCCAAAATGCCCTTTTAAAAAAGGCACGCCTGAGTTTGACGAATGGATCGCCAAAAATGGGATCCGCTATTATTACTGCGGCGAATACGGCGAGAAACTCGGCCGTCCTCATTATCATCTTCTTCTATTCAACTTCTCTTTTCCGGATTCTAAATTCTATAAACGCGAAAACGGCAATGACCACTACCGCTCCGAGATCCTCGAGGATCTCTGGTCGGATCCTTGGACCAGGGATCCGATCGGCCACACTCTCATAGGCCCGGTAACTTATGCCTCTGCCGCGTACGTAGCGCGTTACATCATGAAAAAAATCACCGGAAAAACCGCACCTGATCACTATCAGGGAAAACAGTCGGAATATACCGACATGTCCAGAAAACCCGGCATTGCCCGGGCCTGGTATGAAAAATACAAAAATACTGATGTCTTCCCTCGAGACTATATCGTTCTCAACGGCGTGAAGCAAAAAGTGCCTAAATATTATAGCCGTTGCTATGAATTGACGAATCCTGTCGAGTATGGTAAGCTCCGGGAAGATCGCATTAAAAAATCTTCATTAAATACGACTGATCTCGAAGCCGCCGAGAAACTTCAAGAGGCTTACGATCAGCAACTAAAACGAACCTACGAGGGAGAAACAAATTGCAATCACTTAAAATCTTCGCATGCTTCGACAAAAAAGCCGCCACGTATCAAAAACCGATCTATTTCAAAAATGAAGCTGAAGCCATTCGCGCGGTATCAGCCGCACTACTCGACACCCAGTCACCAGTCGGCATGTTCCCCGCCGACTTCGCTCTCTATCGTCTCGGAACCTACAATGACGCTTCTGGAGAAATTGTTCCTGAAGCCAAACCTGTCCACATCGTCGAAGCCATCAACCTAAGAAACCAGGAGCCGTAAATGGCAAAAAAAATCGTCACATTCGCAACTCAGTACGATTACGATTCCATCCCGCGGCCACAACTTCATCCGGATCCAAACGCGATCCCCCTGGTCAATCAGTCCGATAAGGACTCTGTCGATTTGAACTTAATGTTCAAACGCTATGAGAAAGAGGGTCTCATCCCCGATATTCAAACCGGAAACCTCCGTCCTCCTCAGTACACCGACTTCACAAAAATCCCTGACTTCTTCCAAATGCAAAACCAAATCGCGCGGGTAACCCAGGCCTTCAACGCCTATCCCGCTCACATCAGGGCGCGCTTCCAAAACGAACCTGCTAAGCTAATCGAATTCCTAAGCGACCCCAAAAATGAGCCTGAGGCGATCCGCCTGGGCCTCAAACCCGCGCCAAAATCAAAAGTAAGAGAAGATCAGGAAAAAACCCCGGCGGGCAGCGAAGCGACCCCGCCGGGGTCCAGCCGGGAATCGGCTGCTGACCCAAAGGGTAATAAAAATACCCTTCCCCCTAAAAAGGGGGAGGAATAAGGTGGGGGTCAAGAGCAGATCCCTACTTGTATTAACTGCTCTAAGTGACACCAGAGGTAAAAATGCTCGGCTGTCGAATCTGTTCTAATCTGACTTTCTTGTGGGTCTGGGAAGCAATCCAGCACCACAAAGAGACTCAACATCCAATCACGTCTTACGGGGAGATCATAAGCTCATGAAAATGCCGCCTAACCAGAATAAGAATTATGGTCTCATCCCCCAGGTCGGCATCCAGCGGTCTGTGTTCCCCCTGGATCACGATCACAAAACAATGTTCGACCCGGACTATCTCATTCCCTTCTACATCGACGAGGTGTTGCCCGGCGACACCTTCAACGTTGATTGCACCCTTTTTATCCGTATGACATCGGCCCTTAATGTGCCGATTATGGATAATCTGTATCTCGACACCTTTCATTTCTACGTTCCCGAGAGAATTCTCTGGGATAATTTCAAAAAAATGATGGGCGAAAGATCAAGCCCAGCCGACTCAATTTCCTACACGATGCCCCAGATCGTTGCCGACGGCGCAACGGGATTCACAACCGGATCCCTTTCCGATTATTTCGGACTCCCGATCAAAGTGAACTCTCTCTCAGTTCGCGCATCCTGGCATCGAGCCTATAACCTGATCTGGAACGAATGGTTCCGTGATCAGAATCTTCAAGTGCCTGTTGTCGTTGATAAAGACAACGGCCCAGATCTCATAACGGACTATGTCCTCAAAAAACGCGGAAAGCGTCCTGACTATTTCACCTGCGCCGCGACTGCGCCGCAAAAAGGAACCGCTGTTTCCTTACCGCTGGGAACTACTGCCCCTGTCATTATGGATCCCGCCCTGGCCGCCGCTGGCGGCCTTCTCTGGGAATCCGGCGCGGATCCCACCGACTTCACCATCAATACCGCTGTCGGTACGACGACTATCGCTTTGTCCGCGAATTCACCAAACACCGCCGCTCTTCGTTTCGGCCCTGACAGTAATGCTGTTGCCGATCTCACAAACGCGACTGCGGCCACTATCAATGCTCTCCGACTTGCATTTCAAATGCAGGAGGTTTTAGAAATCGACGCGCGTTCTGGTACGCGCTACCCTGAAATGATCAAAGCACATTTCAATGTTATTTCTCCGGACGCTCGCCAACAGCGTCCTGAATTCCTCGGTGGCACTTCAACTCCTATCCAGATCTCGGCCGTACCTCAGACATCGGCCGCCGCTGGACAGCCTACGCCTCTCGGAAAACTCGGCGCGTTCGCGCTCGGTACAAATGTCCGTGATGGCTTTACAAAATCGTTCACCGAACATGGGGTAATTATTTCCCTCTGCATGGTACGCGCGGACATAACGTATCAGCAGGGCTTGCCCCGCATGTTCTCGCGATCAACGCGCCTGGACTTCGCACTCCCCGCGCTCACTCAAATCGGTGAACAGGCTGTTCTTAATAAAGAGATCTGGTGCGATGGATCCGCAAATGACAACCTGGTGTTCGGATACCAGGAACGCTTCGCGGAATATCGCACTCGTAACTCAAAGATCACCGGGCAACTCCGATCAGACGCGACAACTCCGCTTCACATCTGGCATCTGGCTCAGGACTTCGCGTCACTTCCTGCGCTCGATACAACGTTTATCACCGAAACGATGCCGATCACGCGCATCGAGGCGGTAACTACGGAACCCGCATTCGTCATGGACGTTTTCGTAAAAGGTAAACTCGTCAGCGCACTTCCGACTCACGGGGTTCCGTTCTCAATGCGGAATCACTTCTAATGATGCCCGAATATCTCAAAAAAGCAGAACAGGAGAAACAAAGAATGGATTTCAAAGAGCTTATCAAGTCTAAGCGCACCTGGACGATCGTGTCCATGGCCGCATTTGAAATCCTTCAACACTTCCTCGGAAATCGCTGATGGCATTTCCGCTAATACCCCTCATCACTGCCGGCGCGTCCATAGCCGGCCAGATCTTCTCCGCGAAAGGCGCGGAGAGAGCTAATCAAGAAAATCGAAACTCCGCTGATCGTTCAATGGAGTTCGAAATGGCCGAAGCAGAAAAAAATAGAGTATTCTCTGCTGATCA